TGGTTTTAGACCGCATTAAGGCTATGGAATTCTATTCTATAAATGAAATACTTCAAATGTCTAGACAACAATTGATAGACCTGAATCTTATGGACCCTGTTAGAGTGTTTGTGAAAAACGAACCTCACAAGGTTAAGAAGCTCAATGAGGGAAGAGTTCGACTAATTATGTCAGTTTCGCTTACAGATAAGGTGATTGAAATGATTCTTTCACGACATATTTGTAAGCTCGAGATAGCTAATTGGAAAAACATTCCATCTAAGCCTGGCATAGGATTTACAGATGATGACTGTCAAGACGTTTTCAAAGACGTGATGGAAAGTGGCTTTGATTTGGCTGAAGCAGATGCTGAGGGATGGGATTGGAGTGTGGATGAGTGGCAAATACGAGATGAAGCTGAGGGCTGCATCAAGTTGTGTAATTCTCCATCTCTAGTCTGGTCCTCGCTGATGCGAAAGAAAGCAATAGTAGAGTCTCGATCAGTTTATCAACTGTCTGACGGCACTTTGCTCTCCTGCCTGTACAACGGAAACGTTAACTCAGGAAAACTCAGGACCAGTCGAGGCAACTCTTTCATGAGGGTACGCGTTGCAGACTTAATAGGTTCTAGGAAAACTATAGCTGCTGGGGATGACTCTGTTGAGAGTTATGTTGAGGGAGCTGTAGCAAAGTACTTGGAATTTGGATTAGTTATGAAGGAGTATAAGAGTGTGAAGAACACATTTGAGTTTTGCAGTAGAGTTTACGGGGATGGATTTTCCTACCCTATTAACTCCTTCAAGATGTTGATGAATCTTCTACACTCAGAACCCAGAAACTTTTTCGAATACAAAATGTTCATGTTAGGTTTCTGCGACGAAATGCACGGTCATCCTGAGTATGATTATTTACTCGATATGATAGAGCAGGTGGGATATAATCAGGCGGAGGGGCCTCATTATATTTGAAGTATGAACTCCTCCAAAACCAAGAACCCTGTGGGGCCTACACAGGCAAATAACAAGGCTTCAAAGAAACGGAGAAACAGAAACAGAGCAGCCAAGAAGCTTAACAAAGCTGGAGGCCCGCCTGTCACTGCCTATCCGTTGCCAACATATTCGAATACAGGTATGAGACAACTCTCGCGAATACCCAAGAGTAGCCTAACTCCAGCAGGAGAGGCTTTTCTAAAGTGTGCGTTTGCTCCACCTGACTTCGCTGCGAGCTCCTCAACAGGAGTTCCAGATGAATTTAGAGGACAGAGTCTTCTGAAGAAACATCGATATGTGGGGAACTTTGCGTGTAATCTTCCTAACCAGGATTATTATATTCTAATGATTCCTACAGTTGGAGGCGTGGCATACTGGTCAACCAATACCCCTGCGGGGGGACAATTGACCGCACCGTCCGTCTTCACTCCGACGTATTATTCAGACTCTCAGTCCCTGTTTCCTACCGTCAGCAATATGGCAGACATAGTGACTAAATATCGCTTTGTCTCAAACCATATAGAGCTCATTCCAATGATGAATCAGAATAGCTGGACTGGAAGTATCCAGGTATGGAAGGCTCCTATTACTTGTGTCATAAGACAATCCTCTACTAGCACAACCAACATGTATACCGTAACAGGCTTACAGTCGGCCAATGCTACTAATGCGAATCAGTATACGGGACCGACCAATCTTGGGGTTTACTCTGCTGCATACAATGCAAGCTCAGTATTCACTTTCAACCCTATTCTGGAAAACATCGCCTCGCTTCCACTGCTTGTCACTCCGGGCGACTTCGGTCAACTAAATGGCATCAATGGAGGCATAGACCCGAATTTCGAGTCTATTATAGTTAAGATATCAGGC